GCTTTGTTAAGTCCAAGTCCTGTAGGTTAAAAGGTTTAACAGTTTTACCACCAATAGCACTCTGGCTTCCTGAACCAGACAGAGACCCTTGACGGAAGTGTGGGTTGCTATCTAAGAACTCCTTAACTCGATCTTCTATTGTAAGTAGTTCTCCTTGTGCGTTATATCGTACATTAGAATTATTATCAACTACTTCTATACGACCATCATCTGTGTACTTCACTTCATCTTTAAGTAAAGCAACAACTTGTGCTGGGCTAATAGCTTTGTTTGAAGATGCAACAGATAGTATTGAATTATCTACTTTTTCTTTTTTAATCTGATCTTTAACTCTTTGTAACTCTGAGTCTTTTTCAGATAATCTTTCTTGCATAATCTTTTCTAAGTCTTGCTTAGTCTTAGCTTCTTCTAATTGTTTTTGTTTTAAGATTTCAGCTTTTTGCTTTTCTTCTTCTTGAAGTTTCTTTTCGTATTTATTCTTTTCAGACTCTAATCTAGTTTTGATTATGTTGTCTAATTGTTCTTGAGTAAAAGTTTGTTGCTTTGGTGCATCTACTTTTACTTCTTCTTTTGGTGTTTCTACTTGTTCGTTATTCGGCTGAACTGCCTCTGTTTCTTGCGTCATAAGACTCCTATTGGTTAATTGGTATCCTTTATCACTTGTTTGTAGTTAAATCAATATCTCTGGGTCATTTGGGTCATAGCCAAAAAAGTCATTTAATTCCTTTAATGATATTGGTTTTTCAGTTTGCATTGATGTTTTTAACATATCTGTTAATTCTATTTTTTTATCATCTGATAAAAGAACAGTATCTATATCGTATTCTTCTCCAAATTTACTAATATAAATTGACAATATTTCTTCTAATTCCATTATAATAATTTACTCCTTTCCATTATTTCATCAAAAATTTTAGTTGTATTAGGTGCAAAATAATTCATTAATTTTATATATGCTTCTTTGTTTTTTGTATTTGAAAGTGCAGTATATTGAGCAAATGCTTCTGTTGAATGAAGATAAGTAACATCTCCATAACCTCTTGCTTTTGTTTGGGTTCTAAATGCTTTTTTGTAATATGCTAGTTTATGACCATATCCAATAGTATTATCTGATATAGCACCTACATAATCTGCAAATTTAGTTAAAAAACTTCCATTGTTAAAATATTGAGTTGTAGATAAACTTTCAATAACTCCATTATCTAATTTATATTTTTTATATTTACCATATCTTGAAGCAATTACTTTGTATTTTATTTGTAAAACATAATTAACAGTAGTTAATGAAGTAGGGTCATAAGTAATTCCAACATCTGATAATAATGCTTTTACTTCATTAACATTTAAAGGAAAATTTTTTGAATTAATAGTATCTTCTACAAATTTTGTTTGTATAGCAATTTTTTCTGATAATGGTTTTCCTGTAAATTTGTTAATAATTAATTTTTTTTCATTTTCTATGCTAGGTAAAGCATTTTTAAGATTATCTTTTAAGAATTTTCTATCTGACATAATTTCTTGTTGTGCAATATTACTTATTTGCAATCCTTTTGGATTTCTTGAAGTGTCTAAAACATCATCAATTAGTTTAGTTGTTCCTATTGTTTTATTTGCATTAGGTATAAATTTTTCTGCAAGTTTTCTATCTGCAAGTAATATTCTTGCAATATTGTGGTCAATTTTATGTCCAAATTCATGTGTATAAGTTCTCAAGGCAGATATGTTATTTTCTAAATCAAAATCATCTAAAGTTATAGAATCATCTAATGGTCTATAAAATGCACCATTACCTTTATTTAATTTAGGAGTTTTTGGCATCTTATTAATCATTCTAGTAAAATTACTAGCAACAGTTCCAAATGCTAATGGTAAGTATTTCTTATCTTCAGTAGAAGTATCTCCAAATATAGATTTAGCTGGTTTTGTATCTTGTTTAGACTCAATTAAAGACTCCGAGTCATCTCCATCTTCCTCGTACCAATCAGGATTAACATAACTAAATTGATGCCTACAATTATAACCACCTCTGACAATCATAGGATTACCACCTTTTTTACCTGACCAACTTCTGCTAGACCAAATGTCTTGTATTTCTTCGACAGTAAATAAACCATTGGCTCGTTTGTCCAGACTTCCACTTACCATTCTTCTACAAATATCTCTTGTAGTTGGTATAACATCTCCATAGTATTTTACATAAGTAAGTCCAGCATCTTTAGATTTATTGAAGTTAAGAGTAGCATCAAAATCTCTTAATGAGTCGTTTAGTATCTGACCAGCATATCTTTTCATATTCTCGCCTACTCTTGTACTTGCATATTTACTTTGAAGTATCTTAACAGCACTATCTACTCTTGATGCTAATGCTGGGTTATCTCTATTGTTCTTAACATAATCTACCAATCTATTTACTGCTGGGTCGCTAGAAGTAGCATAGATTCCATTAATAGACTCCCTTAGTTCTTTCTCTAGTACAGTAAATTCAGTTCCAACTAATGTGTTTTGATAAACCTTATCTGATAGTATTCTTGTGAAGTTATTAGATACATCTTTGAATTGTGTGTAATACTGTTGTTTTAAGTTTTGTACTAATGCTAGATCGCCTTTAGTTAGTTCCTGAAATTCAGGTGGTATAAGGCCAATAGTCTTAAATTGTCTTTCTACTCTTTTTGCCTGTTCTCCAAATCCTTTTCTAACTACTCTATCTGCAAATGGTAAATATTCTTTATCCAATATAGCTTTGATCTTAGGTCTAATTGCTACTGCACTCTGTAATTCTATTAGCTTACCAGCTTGTCTTGGAAGTTGTTGATCTGCTAATGCTACGATCTGTGCTTCTATTCTATCAAGTGTTTGGGTAAGTTGTTTGTAGTATTCTATCTCTGCTCTCTCGATACCCTTGATTCGATAGTTAGTTAAGTCTTTTACAATATCTGCCATTTGTTCTAATTTTGTTCTGTCAAAAATCTAGTATTTACTAGGTTATATTTTATTTGACCTTTATATCAATATTTTATAAATTTTATATATAAATAAACAAAGGAGAGAGAAATGCAAACACAAGTACAAACAATCAAAAAAACATTAGATCAACAATTTTCAGAAGAAACAGGAATAGATGTTTCTAAAAAAGAAAGAGGAGTTGATTTAGACCCTGTAATTGGAATGGGAGTAACAAGAAGTATTAATTGCGATAGTTACCCATATACGATTGTAGATATAATAAAACACCCTAAAGGCAAAACTATCTTAAAAATAGAAAATGATAGTAATGAATATGAACATGACTCGTACACTATTTTTAGAAGTGGTAAAAAAGAAAAAAACGAAAAATATGTTCACTATTTAATCCAAGAACAAAAATTAGATCAGAACAAAAAAACTTACACTTCTTGGATTGATATAAAATGGAATGAAGAAACTAAAAGATGGAACAAAGGTGTTTCTTATTATTATCATTCTATTGGAAAAAGAACATACTCTTTAGACCCATCATTTTAATTAATTAACTAATTAATGAAAGAGGCGATCTTAATGGTCGCCTTTTTTTTTATTCGATAGGTTCTTCTTCAACTGTTTCTTGTTGTACTTCGTTTTGTGTGAATTGACCTACTTCTGATGCTTGGTCTATCTCAGCAAAAATATCGTTTAACTTCTCATCATCATCAACAACTGCTCTAGCAATTTCTTTATCAACTTCTTTAGCAAATGTTGGAGAGCCAATGTTTAATGCTTTAGCTTGTTGGAAGTACACTAGATCACTTGCGTAATCTCTAATGTTAAATGAATCTGGATAATTTATTTCTCCATCAAATGTAGAATCTTGGAACATAGCATATAATCTAAATAGTTGTTCTTCTGCTATTTGTAAGTTGTCAGCTTTTTCTGATAGTCTAGCATTTAATAATTCAAATTCTGTTTGTAGTGCAACACCAGATGTTATCCCTGTCTTTTGAGTTCTAACAGCACCCGTATGTGCAATTCTATTTATAGAATCTACTTTGTTATTTATAGACTCCATAATAGCTTGTAAGTTCTGGCCAGATGGTTGTAGTAAATATGGTTTTAAGTTTGGCTCAAGTTCATCAGGCATTTCTATAACTGCACCAGCACCAGCACTAGCATTTACACTTGGAGTTTTAACTAATGATGGGTGGTTAGTTAATCTGATTAATTGTTCCATTTCAGAGTATTCGTTGTAAATAGATTTTTGTAAATCAGCTATGTCAGTTAAATCTGATTGACCTATTCCTCTTTTGTGAGATTTAGCATTGTATAAAATTACTGCTGGTATTTTACCAATCATGTTATCTACAGTATCTATCAATCTAGGTTCTTCTCGTTCTTCCATGTAGATAGTATCTATTCTATCAGGATACCAAATTCTCATGTAAGTTCCCCCGTTCTTATCTACTTCTTCTCTAACTTTTAAATAGTTAAGTTCGTACTTACCATTTAATTGTCTTTCAAAATTCCAATCTAAAACATTCTCAGGGGTTACGATTGATAAGTATGGTCTAATATCTTGATCTAATTCTTCTGCTCTAGTGTTTGTAGTTACATTTGGTTTATCTAACATTAAAAAACAATGACCATAAATAGAAGCATAATTTTGTGCTTGTTTAATTACAGAGTTTAAATTGTTACCCTCAAGGTCAGCATCTTTTAAAAAGTTTTGTATTGAGGGTTCATCTGCCATTGAACCAAAATCTCTACTTGGTCTAACTCTAAATAAAAATGATGAATAAATTTGAATAATATTTTTACAATGATTATCGCATGGAGTGTTAGCTAGTCTTTGATTAAATTCGTTGTCTAATTCTAAATTATATCTGTTTAAGTATTGGCCTATCATGTAATCATAGCCACCATTGTATGATCTAATATAATACTCCCAATTATTAATTGTTTCGGAGTAGTCTTTGTGGGTGTCTAATGCTTGATCTCTAGTGTATGCCATAAATTACTTCATTGTCCATCTTGTAGGAGAATTAAATCTTGCCTGAGTAGTTAATGGTTTTAAATAATCAATCATATAGCCCAAAGCATCATTCATATGATCGAATCCATCTTCCTTATCAGGAATATTTGTATTCTCTTTGTATATTTGCCTTTGTAACCCTTTTATCAGCGTTTTGCAAGAATGTGAAACAAAAATGTGTCTTTCGCCATTAGAATCTTTGAGCCTACTATTCACAGCATTGACTCTATCTCGTATAGCTGGGTGTTTATGTTTAACCTTAACTTTAAATCCAGCATTTTGTAAAATAGATAAATCAGTTCTCCCACCAGCAGATGTCTTTCGTTGTTTAGATGCTGGGTCAGGATAGATAAATATTTGCATTTTAGTTCCGTAACGATCTCTTAACTCTTGCACCATTTCATCAGTATTACTTCCATAAATAATTATTTCATCTACAAAATAAACTTTATCTTTTTCTATTTGCCCAACACAAGCTGACATAGGGTCAACATTGAAGTCCATTCCAATATGTAAAGGTTTCTCCCAATCTATCTCTCGTTTAACAACATTATCTACAGGGTGGAAGTTATAATAAACACTACCAGCATAGTTCTCAAATGTACCCTCAAACTCTTGTCTAAAAGTTCTAATATCTATATCTTGTTTAGCTTGTTCTATTTCTTCTGGTGTAACCATACCACCTTGAATAGTTGTGTATTG